TGCTTGTTTAAAAGCAACTCCTGAAGAAGAAGCGCAATAGAAACAAAGATCAAAACCCCACAAAAAACAATTTTTGCAAAATCATAGTTAAACACGGTTGTAAGCGTATCATTATTATATAAGTGATTATGCCTATAGGAATAAGTTGTGTAGATGTCATCGCATATTTCAAGAATTCCACCGACAATCAAAACAAGCCAAAGAAATGAAAACTTCACTCGGACCTCCTTACGTTTACGTCTCCTATTGAAGATAAGTCCGCCAATAAAAAGAGGAATCATAAAAGCTATGAAGTCTTTAAATGTAAATGTTAACAACGCTTCCATTAATAAGATCCTTGTGTTTTCTTGTACCTACTCAGATTGTTAGACTTACTTACCTAATCAAGTCTCAGCTAATGCAGTTTAGCTTACCTAGGGCCGTGTCGTGTATAGTTTCCTTTTAGAGCGTTGCCAAAAGCCCCTTGTGGCATGGTAACCTCCTTTGTGAGTTCACCTTTTAACTGCCTAGAAAGCTGTCGATTATTCTGATTGAGTGTAGCGCTCAACTGCTCCGGAGTAATACCCTGGAGATGAAACTCCTGATTAATCGGCGCGTGTACAGTTGTTTGCCTACGGTTATCGCTGTTAACGTTCTGAACACCAGTACCAAACCCTGTGCGCCCCAGAGTTGCATCAAGCGGTTGGCCATTTCGAAGTGCCTCAAGCTGAGACACGCCGATCCGGTTCGTTGACGCCTGGTCGAAGACGTACTCACCTTTGTGAACAATACCCGCGGGCTGATACTTACCACCGGGGCCGGTGTAACCGCCGGAGGCGAAGCCAACTCCAGAAACAGCCTGGATATTTGAGACGATACTGGCGGTCTGCGCAGCGATTGAGGCCATAGCGATGATGTTGGCCGGATAAGGCGCGCTTACTGCACCACTTGCTATAGCCTGCTGGATTTTCACCATAGAGTCAGCGATAGCGAATGCCTTGCTCGCAGCAAAAGCAACCTTGTAGATTGCCGATTGCTCACCAAACCCCGTTCGCATGATTTCGGCGGTACTATCAAACAAGGACTGCATGGACGCAGATATGATGGTGTTTTTCTGAGCCTCTATGACCTGATTTGCATCCGCTGCACGCTGACGAATAGAGGTCATTCTGGCCTCACCCTCGGCAGTTATTTCACCAGCCTTCGCATAAGCTTCCTCCTGAGCTGCCAGCCAGCGCTGGAGCTCTTGCTGAGCCTGGTCATATTCGTTGATTTGCCCCTGCATCCCCTCAAAAGTTCCAGAGAGTCGCCCTCCTGTGGGTGTCAGGTTTCCTACAACATTACGAACCGCAGTTGCATATCGGTGTTTTGATAAATATCTGCCCGCGTTTTTTCATATTCACCGGGTTTAAGTTGCCCGGTTGCTTTGGCCTTCTCCAGCAGTTCAAGACGTGTTTTAAGCAGATCGTTGGTCCGCTCATCCTTTGTCTTTACCTGTTCCTGCATCTTCCGGTAATCGTCCAGGGTTTTTACGGAATTTTGCAGTGCCTCCTGCTGCTTATATGCCTGGAGGATTTCATCTGAACGGGAAAGGATCGACTTCTGGTCAGCGGTGAGCTGCGTTTTAGATTTGAGGTCAGCAATCTGCTGCTCGAACTTGATACGAGCCTGTGTCGCGCTATTAAGCTTGTCACTGGCATCCATCTGGGACTGCATGGCAGCAGTCTGCTGGTTTATCTGATCAAGCAGCCGGGTTGCTGCGTCCTCTGTATAGGCTTTTTCTTTGTGGGTCTTAGGCTGCCCAGCTTTTTTGGCCTGCTCAAGTTCCTTTTCTCTTACAGCAATTAGCGCATTGGCCTGTTCGATTGCTTCTTTATTTCCTGAGAAAGCAATTTTTCTGGACTGTGCTCTTGCCTCCTTTAACCGAGCTTCTGCACCGGCAACCCTGTCTGCCGCCAGATACTCCTTATTAATCCAGTCAACGGAATTTTTTACCGCCTTATTACCTTCAATGGTAAGTGTGTTCATCGTGGTTTGCAGATCTAATGCCTGGCCGATAAACCTCATCGTAGGGTCAATTGCGCCACCAAGCGCTACGTTTTGCCTACCCTTATCCGCTGCTGTGTAATAATTTTTGACCTCAATAGCTGCAGCTGTCCACGAATCACCTATTTTCAGGATCTCCCGTCGATGCTTATCAATATCAGCATTCAAGGCGGTGAAATTAGCAGAGTCCTTGTATTGGGCTACCTTTGTCCTTGCCTCGTCATAACTAAAACCAACGTCGATAAGCTTATTTATTGCTTCGCTCGCACCGTCATTAGTCGTTATAAACATACTACTGACTTCATCAATCGCCTGACCAGTCTTGTCAGATATGGCAACCATGTTAAGCGCCAGCCGTTCTGCAGCATCTCCGTTAGCGCCAAGAGACGTTGTGGCTATTTTTGTCGCAGCATCAATTTCCTGTCGGTTCTGATAGACGGCATAAGTTAGCAACCCAACTGAAGCAGCTGCTACGCTATAGGGATTAACCAGACCCATGACATATGTGCCAACGCCCTTAATCGCTGGCCCAATGCCGCCAAACATATCTTTGAGCTGACCGCCCTGCTGCATAAGAACCATAAACGGTGACTGCCCGGTAGAAAGACCGACAACGATATCGGTCATCTGAGCAGGGATCATGCGCATAGCGTTGGCAGTCTGAGCTGCAGATTGGCTTGTTTTACCCAATTGCGCCTGGGTTTTCTCCAGAGCATCGCGGGATTCTGCAAGTTTACTGTTGAGGCGATCGTAAGCCAGGGGCGACAGCATCCCGGATGTTTTAGCTGTATCCAGCTGGCGCTGCTGCTCGTTAAGGCGACGGAATGCTTCACCTACGGGATCTATTTGGGCCTCAAGACGACGCAGTGCATTTACCTGCTCATCATGTGCTTTTACAGCCTCGCGCTCGGCTTGTGCTTCGCCAGTGACTTCCCGACGAGTCTCCTGAAGTTTTTTGCTGTATGCATCATATTGGGAAGTATTAATTGCGCCCGATTTAAAGGCAGTATTCAGTTCACTTTGTTGTTGTTCAAGATTGCGAAGAGCAGCTGCCAGAGGGTCGATTTTATCGAGCATTCTCTGGAATGCATCAGCCTGCGCCTCCTGCTGCACAGCAGCCAGTTTGCTGGCCTTCTCTGCTTCTCGTTGAGCTTGTGCAACACCACTTAGTTCCTCAGTGGTGTCATTCAGCATCTTAGACAGCGAACGAAACTCTTCCTCGTCAATTAGACCCTTATCGAAGTATTTTTTTAGCTCACTATAGCGGCGACCGACCGTATCAATTGCAGCACCAACCGGATCAATGGCTGCTCGTAATTTATTGAGAGCATCTTTTTCATCGTCAGTCGCTTTTGTCACTTTGAATATGCTGGTTACGGCCTTATCACCAGACTGAGTCATCTTATCAAGCGCAACAGTAAGGCTGTCAGCCTGCTTCTCTGCCCCGGAGCTGTCCAGGCGTATCGCTAGCCGTGATTCTTGTTCTGCCATTTACCTTATCTCCGGGCAATAAAAAACCCGCAGATAAAGCGGGTTAGGAAATACTTAAAAAATGATAATCAGTGAAGGCTATCTTCATCCCTCGATTGAGTTACTGCAATTTAACGCCTCCCATAACAAACCGTTTGTCATCTTTGTTATAGGCTTCAAAATTTAAGGATTTCCCTTCATTGGATCTAACGATATTTACTTCACCATTGTCGCCACCAACGCCTTTCATTGTGAAGGTAGTTGTCTCCTGACCCGCAAAGGTGTTACTGCTGATATCGCTTTGATAGTAAGCCTTGCCGTCAATAATCATATCTACCATCCCGTTGTTATGCAGGTACAGCTTGGTATGATGCCACTTTCCCGTCCCGGTTAAATCGCCAGTGAGGAATTCACAGTTAAAGGAAACATCGCCTTTTTTACATTCCGACGTTATTTCCTCTTTCCCCGTAGCTATCATCTCAGCAATTGAAGGTGGGTCTTTAGGGGGGAGTAGTTTTGATATTTGAAACTTGTCATCACAACCCAACAATGCCATTAAACCAAGCCCGACCACCAAAGCCCTTTTCACATCCCTATCCTCATCATTAACATTTGCTCACAGGTTAGCACAGGAAAAGATAGGGACAATGATATGACTACTTCACTTTTGCCTGTCTTTTCTGCTCTTCAGCCCACTCAACTCTCCAGGCATCATCGAGGGCCAGTATTGCTGCGTCAAACTCAATACGGTCGATCAGGATGTTGCGCGATGCCAGGTAAAGCTCAATATCATTCAGGGATAGAGGGAGCGGCACTCCGGCCATGCCGGCATACTTCCTGCCGCGCGATATCATGGCGTAAGCGTTGAGGATCTCCCCAGTGACCGCATCGATTTCAGGCTCTGGAATGGGTGGGAGATTTAGCTTCTCCCTGCGCCACTTTGCTTTCTCGCCCTGCTCGCCAGCGAAATCCTTTAGCCACTTTTGGGCCTCTATGGCTTTTTTACGGTTTCCTGAGTCTGCTGCTCCTTACCCCGAGCAATGTTCGCCGCCTCAGCCAGAATAAGCCAGTACAGAGAGGGGTTTTGCTTCAGTAACGCAACACCACGCTCCGGTGTATACGCTACGGCCGTCTCCGTACCATCCACCAGCTCCCCCACGCCTTCCCAGTCTTTCAGAAGAAAGCGCGCGCAATTGTCGATGAGAAGATCATCAACCGAGTCAATCTCGCCCACACTGGCGAGATCGAAAGCATCCGTACCGACCTGGTAGCTCGCGTCCATTTTGTCGATATGGCGCCGCACCAGCGCATTGCGTGAGCGGTATTGTGGATTCTCGCTACTGGCCACCAGCAGACGGAGTTTAAATAGCGCCTCGTCTTCCGGCGTGAATTTCTTTTTACTTCCTACTGGCTTTTTGTAAGGGAAAAACCAGCGTTCTCCGTTCAAATCAATTTGAGAAGAAATAATCAGCATATAGACTCCCAAAAAGCCCGATCCGCGATGACTGCAGAACGGGCCAGGTAAATTAAGGCGCGGTAACGGTGATTTCAGACGTTGCCGTAAAGGTGCGGGCCTTACCGGTGATGGTTGCAGTGCCGGCTGCGTTACGTGTGACTTTCGCTGTTTTCTGCCCGGTAGAAACCACGCTGGCGATAGTCGGATCCGATGACATCCACTGGACGGTATCAGTTGAATCAGCCGGCGTAAGCGTGGCGGTTAACGTCACAGTAGATCCCACTGCTCCAGTTGAAGTGGCTGGCGCAACACTGATTGCCGTCGCCGGCACTTTGGGGACGCGGGTGATAGTTGGCGGAGTATTGGCCGCGGTGATATCCAGCTGAACCTGAACAATGTCAGTGCTCCCCGCATCCGGCCAGTCGCCGGAGATCTGCACCTCCGGGAAATCGAAGGTATAGGCGCCTTCAGCATTCTCCAGCGTGAAGCTAAACGGCACCGTTTCGCCGGTGAACGTTTTTTTGTAAACCTCCCAGGCAGCCTTTGACCATGACAGCGTGATTTGACCTGACGGGGTAAAGGTTGTCGGAATGTTTGCGCCGGCGAACGCCGAACCGGTACCGATGCAGCGCTGGGTCTGCATATTGTTGTTGAACTGGATGTTGAAGGTGTCGACGCAGAACCCGTTGCCACCAGCAACGCCATTCAGACTAAGGGCTGTAACTTCCTTGAATGAATAACGGAGCGCGCCAGCATTATCAGTCGGTGCAGTGAAAAAACTGGTATCGTCGCCTTTCGTTTCCCAGTCCAGACCAGCAAACGTGACCGTAGCCGTGATATCTCCATCATTCGGGATTTCGATCTGCAGGGTTGCAACCTGGCAGCCACGGGCAATCTGCGCAATGCCCACATCTTCAGCGTAGGACGATACTGAGAACGTGATGCGACTGTTGCCCATTGTGAGGACATTGTCCAGCCATTCAGCACCAAAGCAGCTGGCAAGAAAATCATCATGCTGTTTCCAGCGAAACCGCGTGCCGACATCGCCGCCGACATCCACTGTGCCGCGTGAAACACCCTGCGCCATGCGGTCACCAGCGATTTCGTCATTGTCGTTGGTGTTCTGAGTTGGTTTCAGACCAAATGAAGAACGACGCAGCAGGTTCCACGCCCCTGCTGTTGGCGTGATTCCTGGCGTTGTCTCGCGAATAAACGCGGCTACTACTTTTGCACCTGAGCTCACAGGAGCCTCCTGTTTTTTGTGCGCTACAGAGCGCGATAAGGAATTTGAAGATTGAGCTGTAACCAGCCATCGGTCTCACCAGCCGGCACAGCAGAAACAGCGAAATAACTCAGCTTTCCATCGTCCCTGAACTCGAAT